TATAAGATAACAAGGATTGCACCAGAAGGCACAGTTATTGTAACTCCTGAGTTAATTGTAGGACTAACAGTATGTGCGTGCTTATTAGCAGTAATACTGTAAGAAGTTGTTGCGGTTTGATCTGATTCAAAAAATACTTCATCTGTTCCTCCTCCTGTAGCTCCAGCACCTCCACCAATAGCACCCCAAGCACCATTGTTATAGCCTTCAAACTGATTTAATGTCGAGTTATGTCTAAACATACCAACAGCAGGACTGCCATCTCTCTGAGCAGTTGTACCAGATGGTATGGTCAGACTAGATGTATAGTTATGCGTTACTTTTCCTGTAAAGGTTCCACCAGTAAGAGGTGCTAATCCAAAATTTGTAGTAGCTACTGGCCCGACAGTTACATATCCATTATTTGCTGCGTTTCTTATTTTTAAATTTCCATCAGATGTATCAACGTGCCATTGAAACGCAAAATTAGTTGTTAATGCACCAGACTTACTGTTATTAGACGCAATAGCCTGTAAAACATTATTAATGTCTGCTCTTACGGCAGCACCCGTTCCATTATCAATTACAAAATCGTGTTCTGCCATTTAAACAAGTAACATTGAGCCTATTCTACCCTCCTTTACCAAATCCGACAGCCTGATAGGTGAAATTTCTATCAATCGAAGCATTTGATGAGTTTTTAAAGTGAACAGTAAAACCCGTTCCAGATACACTAGACACTTCAAAGTAATCTCCTGATGCCATATTCTGAGCATTAATACCAATAGAGGGTAAATTAGTATTTGCTCCCAAAATAGAAGATGTACCAACAAAAAACGGGTGGGTAAAGGTAATAGCTTTAGCTCCTGCTCCGCTTGCTGTTAGATTACCTTGTTCTGTCCTTCTCTGTAAAGATGCTGTATAGCCTAACTGAGAAACTTGTATATCTTGTCCTATGTCATTACTTATAAGATTTGCCTTAAATTTAAATCCTCTACCTTTGTAGGTTCCATTTGCAAAAGTTTGAAACGCAGTATATGTAGGAGAACCAGATCCAGGATTATCTTGTGTGACTGCAATTTGCATTTCTGCATTTACATCAAGTGCTGTTGTACCATCAAAATCTGTAATATCATCAATCAAACCTCTAGCATCAAATAAATCTGATGGGAAAAATCCTTCAGTAAGAAAATGTCGTTTAAAATCTACACTAAATACAGCACCTAAATCCAAGAAAGAACTACCAGCAGCACCACCAAATTCATAACTACCAGTTGGCGAAATACCACCAGAATCATCTATTGACGCTTCAGTATCAAAGTCAGTTATTGCATCAAATAAGCCAGTACCAGCTAAATTCAAACTATTAGTTACAGCATCAAAAGAAACATTAGTTTTTGTTCCTTGAAACTTGGGATTATCCTGATCTTCCCTTCTTGTTAATGCTACTAAAGGAGCTTGATTATCGGGTAAATCTATAATTACACTTGTTTCACCAGCACATAATCTTCCACCATCATCTTGGAATTTTAAAATATATTCACCTTCAAGATATGGAACTTCCGCAGTTGTTGTATTACCAGCTAACGCTTGAATTAAATCAGTACTGTTTTGAAAAGTTGCACTTCCATCTGTAACAGGAGAATGTCTTACAAAAACACGCCCACCATGAGTAACGTCAACGTCAGTAGATAAATTCCAACGTAATCTTACTAATTTTTCGCTGATAGGTTCTGCCGTCAAACCTGTAACATTTGCTGGTAATGCAGTTTTACCTTGTGCAACAAAAGTTAAATTAGCAGAAGTAGCACTCGTCTGTAATGCTGCGTTATAACTAAACACTTGAAACTCATACGTTCCAACATCACTATCGAATATCTCAAAGTCAGGAGCAGATACAGTTTGAGATATGAAATTACCATTGTTAAATCTATAGTTCACTTGATACTGCGTAACACCGACAATAGGTTGCCAACTAAGAATTAACTTAGATACAGCTTGGTTATTGATAACAACAATTTTTTCTTCAGCCTGTAATGCAGATGGAGGATCTTTTGGAAGATTAAGTATTGATACTGCTCTTGCTGGCAAACTCGCACCATCTTCTATAAATGAATATTTCGCATTTACATAAGACAAAGCAGTAATCGCATAAACTAATCCATCTTGTTCTTCGACTGTTATTACTCTAAATTTTTGAGCCTGTACTGTATCATTCTGCAAAAGCCATATTGTATTTGCATTTGGAGCTTGTGAAAAAGCAGAGGATACGGTAATAACTGCTCCAGATATGGATTGAACACCTTTTGTCTCTACCGTTCCATCGGGTAGTATGACACTTAGAGTCGGGTTGTTAGCTGTTGGTAAATCTGTGGCAGCAGAATCATCTACAGTTATTTGAGTAGTGGTTGCTGTGTTTACTCTTCCACCTCTGCGAACTCCTGATCTTACGGGATCGGCTATATCAATTACTGCACCAGGCCGTACAACTACACCAGAATCTATTGATGTTGTAAATGCCACCACCTCACTTTCATTATTTTCCGAGAAAACGATTGCCTTTGCCAATCTTCGAGCTTGGCCTCGGCTGGTACACGCAAATGCTTTCACTTGTTTAACTACTGTGCCTATTTTGGCTATCAATGCAGTATCTTCATAAACCTCAAAATCTACTTCCTTACTATCCATGTTGAAGTAGGAAACAGCTACTACACTGTGTCTTGTTTTTAAGCTGCTACCTGAGTAATTGAATCCACCCTCGCCTACATTCGATAAATTAAATAAATAGCTTGCATCCGTTGGTTTGTCTTGTGTAAGTGTTATCGAGCCAGCAGACCATATTGGCATACATCTCATAACACCAGCTAACTCATTTATTAAAGTAAATGCCTCTCCACTATTTTGAATATTTACATTACAGCTAAATCTAGCTTCCTGTCCTCCTAATCCGTCTGATACTAACGTATTTGCAAACTTACTAGCATTTACAAAAGAGAATAAGTCAAGGCTGCTATCTGTTATATGATCTCCAAATCCGTATCTCTGGGTCGTGAGCAAGTCGAGTAATACCATCGCAGGGCATGAGCACCATTGAGCAGCACCCATAACTCCGTTAAAAATATATCCAGTTGGGTAAATAATTCGGCCAGTATTGGCATCAACAGTTGGAGTACCCGATCCACTAGCTCCTGCACCTGGTATTCTTACTTTTACTCCTCTTACTCTATATTTTCTTGTGGGTATTGAACTAAACTGCATCGAGTCCAAACGAACAGCAGCGTACGCACTATCAGGATAAGTGTTAGCATCATCAATTATTTCTCCAAAACTTGTCCACGCAAAAGCATCAACCAAGCTGGAGTCTGTGCTATCTGCTGTAACTCTTGTAACTCTTATATCAGCAGGAAAAGCACCTGTGAGATTTACTCTGTAATCTCTTTGATATGCGTCAGCACTTCTACCTGTAATGG